TTCTCTGCTAGGTCACAACCCAACAGCCAGACAAGGCGTTCTAGGTTAGCCCCATGATCTGCTAGCTCTACCTCATCCCATGCACCATAGCCCTCTAGCATGGCCCTTGCAGTAGCTGGGTCACAGATAACGTCAACTGTAGAAAGAAAGGCTTGCACGTCATCTGTGGCATCTCTACCCGGCGTGTGGCAGCCTGATAGGGCTACCCCTACAGCAAGGGGCAAATCCTCTAGGGAAAGAAAGAAGTCCGGCCCGGTGATGTGAAGTTGATATTTCATGTTAGAGCCTTTCCTCATCAATGCGGATCAATGTCGCTTCTTCTTCTTCCCACTGTTGCAGTTCCTCATCTGACACTGGGTAGGCGCTATGCTGAACCCTGTGTTCAATACGGCGCTGGACCTCATCAGATACCCAGTCAGTGGCTTCCCATTCACTGGGGAAGGCTAGGCGTTCTGGGAACGGGTCAAGGCTATCGCTTGCAACAGTGACCACGGCAACTTTCCCCATGGCTCGAAGGCGAGACGCTAGGCGCTGGGCTACCCAGTCAACAGCAAAGGTCACAGTGGCCGACAGGCTGAACCCTGAGCCGTAGGGGTCAAAGTTTGGGCTTTCACCTGTGGCGTCCCCATATTCTGCAACAGCTTCTTCAATGTCCTGAACCCAGCCAGAGTCTGCGAGTTTGTCCAGAATGTCGCGTGTGTAAATCATGTCGGACCAGCTACCCGCAGAACATGAGGCCATTTCGAGTTGCGAGACAATAGAGTCAATGTCGGACCATTTAGAGTCGGTGATTTCGTCCCAGATATAGGTTTCAATCGCACCAGTGGGGTCGAGTTCGATAGTGATCCGGGTCAAGTCTGTGATTTCGTTCTGCATGATTTATTCCCCATTCAAGCCCGTAAGGGCGTTAAGTTTTACTCAGCTTTCAGATTAATGACAAGCAATTCCTTGCCAAGTTTGGCCATTCTGTCGCGCCATTCCTCAGCCTTTGCCAAGGTGAGCGGGCCAAAAGGCAGAACCTTCAAAGCCTGTTCGGTTTCAATTGCGAGTGCATAGGAGTTCATCATGATTTACTTCCTTGATTCGGTTTCAGTGTCGTTAGGCACGATTGTTGTTACAGGTTACAGGGTGACTTATTGCCAGTCAAGCGAGTCCCAAAGTGAATAGGCGTCGTTCTGGACATTTTCGGGCAAGCTATCGAATTTGACCAAATGGCCAAAAAGATAGAATTTGTCGATATTGACGGTGTCGGGGTTTACCTCTTGCCAGACTGGCGAACCCGGAACCCCATAGTCATTCCGTTCAGTCTCGGCAGAAAAGTGAATCTCCAGTTCCTCAAGTTCAGACTTGTAGACGGCAAATACTGACATTTTATTTCCTCCAAGCCCGTCAGGGCGATAGCGTTAGCGGTTTATTCTGCCAGAACGATAGCAGCCATTCCCATGACCATTGCAAAGACAAGCAAGCAAGCGACGAACATTTGGTTTTCCTTTTGTTTCAGTTGATAGATTTTAACGCCACTTATAGCGACCATACTTGTCAAAGATTGCGTCATACCCTCGGAACCAAAGGGCAAGCCACTCACCTTCCAACTTCACAGTTTCAGCGCCTATTTGCTTTTTCGTCACATAATCAAAGGTTGGATATTCAACAGTTTCGGGGGCTACACGGGGCAATCCCTCAACTTTTGCATATCGACCTTTGTTGAAAAAAAAGATAGTTTCCATTGCGGCCTCACTTCCACAGTTTCGTTAGAATCACAATGCACGATTCGTTAGGGCTTGGCAATAGGGAAAAACAAGAAAGTTTTTGCACTTATATAGTGCAAGAAAGATTCCAGCTTACAACCAAGAAAGTCTGTAAGGACACTTGACAAGTTAGGCCGAATCACTTAGATTAACTGGACATAGCAAGACGTCTTGGGGCTGCAACGAATCGTTGTATCTCACAAAAAGTGTAGCGGCTGCGCTATCAGAATCCAATGAAACAAATAATGTGATTTGACTTGTCGTCAGTTTTATGACTCGACAGTGTTCCTGATTCGTTCATGTGTTGCTTAAATGCAACATAACCGCCTTGGCGGATTGGGTAGCTATGCACAAGCTAGACCCCCTGTAGTGGAAAATTAGGGTAAATTTCTGACACCCCACCGAGGGAATTTCGAGTGTTCCGCACCCCTACCGTGGGAATTTTTGCAGAAAAATGAGCAGGATTATGGCGCATGTGAGATGCGAGAAAATAATCTTGACAAACCAAAACGAATCATCTAAATAGAATGTAACGAACAACAGAAAGGGTTAGTGAAATGAACCTTGACCTTATTATCAAAGACCTTCTCGACATCATCCACGATGTTAAGCAAGCTGGTGTACGGGCATATGAGAACCGTAAAGAGCCTGACAGAACCTTCACCAATGTTGTAGAGGGTGAAGAGGGAACTATGAAGTCTTATGACACTGTTGCAGAAGGTCTTGTTGATGCCTCTCAGGCTCTTGACAATGCAAACGATGACTTCCTAAACATTGAAGAAATGTTGAAGAAGATCGTTGAAGACATCAAGTATGAAGAACTTAGCGCGAAGGTCCAGAGCAAATGATCTACAAACTGACATGCCTATGGTTCGTTGTTTTGTCTGTTGTTGCTGTCTCGTTCCCTAAAACTGTAGGAACATGGCAAGCACAGATTGAACAAGGATACCTAGACGAAGCTGAGAGAATTGGATTGTGGAGCGAATAAAATGAACACTGAAAAAGATAAGGTTGCTCTAGCTTTTCCAATTGTAGCAAACAACACGGCATACAGCAACGGCATGACCCTGCGCGACTGGTTTGCTGGTCAAGCACTAGCTGGATTGGTTCGGTCAGACCATGGTGTAGATGGATACCCGGCTTGGGTAGGCCATGCAAATGACGCGTATGCACTTGCTGACGCCATGCTGGAGGCTCGAAATAAATGACCAACACTGATTACAAGCACCCTATGCGTGATCTTGAGGTTGTTGTTTATCAGAAAATCTCTGGTAATGGTTACAACTTCATTGCTAAGTATGAACCCTTCAATGTCTATCCCATCTTCTTTCATGGGCTAACTGAGGAAGAAGCCCGACAGTCTGCTAAGAAGTTTGCAGAAGACACTGTTGAACAATACGAGAAGACTTACCAGAACCGTAAGGCAAATGCTGAAAAAGCAAGGCAGTATCGTAAAAAGAAAGGTGAAGAAGTTCTTGACGAATCACTCTAACTGATGTAGTTAGAATATACAAACAACGGAGAACACAATGTCTGTTATCGAACTCATGTCGCCCGTGACTGTTAAAGATATTATCAAAGGTCGTGGTACTCGTATTGCTACTGTGACCTTCATTAAAGCTGATGGGTCTGAACGAAAAGCAAACGGACTTTTCATGCCTTCGTCTCACATCATCGGTTCTGAACGTGGTTTTCAGCAATCACAACACATGAAAGACATTGGCCTTCAACCGTTCTATGATCTACAGAAGAAGGCTTGGATCAGCTTTTATCTGACTAAGGTCAAGGGGATTAAGTGATGAAAACTTATACTAAAGAAGAACTAAAAACTGTTCTTGAAAAGCATTACAAACATCTTGCTGGTGATGTTAATGGGGAGTTAGCAAACCTCAAAGGGGCATACCTCAAAGGGGCATACCTCAAAGGGGCAAACCTCAAAGGGGCATACCTCAAAGGGGCATACCTCGAAGGGGCAAACCTCTATGGGGCAAACCTCAAAGGGGCATACCTCGAAGGGGCAAACCTCTATGGGGCAAACCTCGAAGGGGCATACCTACCACACTTTCAAATTTGCCCAGAAGAAGGTTCCTTCATAGCTTGGAAAAAAGTTAAAGGTGGGGTTGTTAAACTTTTAGTCCCGGCAGAGGCAAAACGCACTTCATCTCTGGTTGGTCGTAAGTGTCGTGCAGAATTTGCCGTTGTGATTGAAGGTTCTGGTATATCAACACATGATGGTAAAACGGAGTATAAACCGGGCGTCACTGTTTACCCAGATAAGTTTGATGATGACATCCGTGTAGAATGTACTTCTGGTATCCACTTCTTTATTACCCGTAAAGAGGCGGAAGAATACTAAATACTACTCTAGATAACTGAGGTAAAAGGGAAAAGACCCGCAGCCTGAAAGGCGAGAATACCTTTAAAGCAAAAATATGGAAGGAAATAAGATGGGTGTGGTAGACGTTCTTGGGCCTGAACAAGAAGAAATCAACGATCAATGGACGGAGTTCTTCAAGAACTATCGTGATCGTATGCCAGAACAAGCAACAGCATTGACACTTGGTTCAGTGTTTTTGTTGTTGATGGAAGAGTATGGACCCCCTGTAGACGAAATTGTTCCTGTTGTTGTGGCAGTACTGAACACTTATGTAGACATGAACACTGGACATACGGGGTATATGAACTGATGGAAAAGATAAATAAAGGGACTGTTGTAACATTCACGAGCGGTGAATACTCAGATTTTTCAATCAACGGAGTGTTTGTCGCAATACAGGACATTACAAAAGAACACTATAAAGAAGCTGTAAAGATAGAGTTAGAAAAAGACAAATATCGCCAAGATCATTATGCAGTCTTGTCTAACTTGGTAAAAATGGGACTTCTTGTAGACGTAGAATCTGTAGAAGTATATCTAGGTGCCTACAACCAAGTTTCACCAGAACTATCTTGGCATTGAAATGTGAGGTAACATGTTTTCCACATTCTGTTTGGCTCTTGTTGTGTACGTTGAGGCACGAGGGGAACCTTTAGACGGTCAACTTCTTGTGGCTGAAGTGGTTATCAACAGGAGCGAAGCAGAGGGTTATCCAGACACAATCTGTGAAGTTGCCTTTGATCCAGATCAGTTTACAGGGTTGACAGAGTTACCAGATATGTATAAGGTCTTCCATGACCCTGCTTGGGAGACTTCTGTACAGGTTGCTGATGAAGCAATGTCTGGTAACACTTTAGACCTTGGTGCTACGCACTATCATAACAACCAAAAGAAGCCCTATTGGGCTAAAGAAATGGTGTTGTTAGGGAAGTATGGACGACACACATTTTATCGCGAGGAAAAGTAACATGGAACAACAGAAAGCAGTTCGTGAGGGTATTGTACCTATTCACCTTTATATTAAGCAGCTAGAACAACTAGCCAATGCACATGAGTGGGACGGTGAACTAGACAAGTGTGATGCTGTACTGCTCGAATTGAATAACGTAAGACAGTATCAGATGCAGACAGGTAGTTTGTGGTACCCACTCTTTTGAATAGGTGAAATATGATAATGAGAATGGGTTACTGTAAGTGCATCATCTGTGGTCAACAACTAGACAACGATGAACAAACCTATTGCGAATCGTGTGAACTATCGTATAGTGAACTCAGTGAGGATGCACTAGAGTACGAACAACAAGATGAAGATGAACAAGAGGAATACTATGAGTGATCTTCTGCACAGTAAATTTGGAGATGATTGGGGTATCAAGTTCAATGTAGATGACTACTACTACCTTCTAGAGGACTATCTAGAAGATGATGATGAAGTCTCTTGAGGTAAGATCATTAAGGTACTCTATCATTATCAGATAATGTTATCTTACCTTCTGTGGAAGTACCCTTCACTCTATCTCCTATAGGATATAGGGAACCTTGGCGCAAAGGACCTTTCAGTATGTAGTTGTAGTCACAAGTGCTGTCAAGGTGTGAAAGAAGAATTATTTTTGTTGTTAGTGGCGCAACAAAGTGAGCATTTTGTGTCACAGAGTACTTGACACGAATCAAACTACAGTCTATCTAGGATCAGAACCTGTTAGAGGATACTACAATGACAGTTGATGTTGACAAATTGCAAGCAATTGATATGACGCAAAACCGTGTGCCGTATGGCCTGTTGACCGAAGAGGAAAAGGCTGCGCCGCCATCGCAGCGTGGAATGAACTGCAAAGCAGTAAGGAGGCCAGCCGTGACCGCTGATCTTGAAAAGCTGGTGAAGCCGCTGGTGTGGGAGGAGCCGTGCCAGCGTAACAATTACACGCATATCGCGCGGTCAGCTTTTGGAGAATACTACGTCGATGTCGACGGTGGCAGGCATCAGGCATGGTTGGAGGCGCACGAAAAGCCGTATGAACGTATTATTGGCGATGTTGTCGGGAACCTATACTCAGCCCAATCCGCAGCCCAAGCCGACTACGCCCGTCGCATCGCCGCCGCACTGGACACGGACGCTGTTGCGGAATACGTTCATAATGCACAGATTGCTTTAGCTGAAAGAGATGCAGCCCTACAACGTGCGGCATACGCAGAGGAAATGTGGGGTCGTTGTGAAAGCAAGTTGCTAGTGGGTAACACGGAAAATAAATCGTCTTAAGGCTATAAACCCGGAATATAGTCCGAAAACGATACAATCAGATAGGAACAACACATGAAGTATACTCTACCCTATGACTATGCCCGATGTGCTACAAACGATTGCCCACTTGCAAAGACCTGTATGCGTAAGACACCGGGACGGGATACCTATCAAACTTATTTCTCACCTAAGGGTGGCAAGAGTTGTGACTACTACATAAGTGAGGGTGCTTATGGGAAATGATGTGTATGGCATATCTGTAGAAGATGTAGAAAACCTTGAAGATGGCGGTTGTGTTGTTACCTTCGACATTAGTGAAGCAGCCACCAAAGACTTGACTGAAATTGGCTTAAAGTTCCTTCTTTACTGTGCAGCATATAAGGTTTCTACAGAGTTCGTACTAGAAAATATAGTCAACCTTAAACAAGAGGTAGATGTTGAGTGAAGCCGACCTGACCAAACTACCTTGCCCATACAAAAGTTGTGGTTCATCTGATGCCTTCTCTTGGGAACCTGAGCGTCATGTTGGTTACTGCTACAGTTGTGGTGAAGCCTACCCTGTTAAAGGGATGAACAACAAACTAACTGATTGGGCAAGGGAAGAATACCCTTTAATGAGCGATATAACTGGGGGTGATAAACCTACGATGTTGAAAGTCGTTGAGAATATGAATGAGACAGGTACATGGAAACATGTAGGTTGTCGTAAAGTTACTTCCAAGACTATGGAATACTATGGTGTAAAGTCCTACGTAGAAGATGATCTACCAACCAAACATACTTATGTATATCCCAACGGAACTTCAAAGACCCGTGAACTTCCTAAGAATTTCAATCTTAAAGAGAACAATGGTTTTAAGCCTGATACCCTCTTCGGTATGGACAAGTTCCCTGCTGGTTCAGCACAGGCTGTAACTATCACTGAGGGTGAACTTGATGCTATGTCAGGTTTCCAGATGATGGGGAGTAAGTACCCATTTGTCTCTCTGCCCTCTGCTACACCAAGCAAGCGTCTACTAGAGAACTGTAAAGATTGGTTGGGATCGTTCAAGAAAATTTATCTCTCTCTTGATACTGATGATAAGGCAGAGAAGTTTGCTATCTCTCTGATGAACTTGTTTCCGGGTCGAGTGTATCGTGTACCTCACGATGTATTCAAGGATGCTAATGAGTTCTTGATGGCAGATGCTGGTGAGAAGTTCTCTCGTGCATGGTTCAGTGCTGGGTTGTTTACACCTGACAACATCTATGCTACAGAAGAAGACTTCCTAGAACTGTTGCACGATACCCCTGACCATTCCTATGTACCAACAGGTATCATGGGTCTAGATGATAAAATCCTTGGTGTTATGCAAGGACATTTCACTGTTATCAAGGCACCAACAGGTATCGGTAAATCTGAGTTTATGCGGTATCTGGAATATAACTTCATCAAGAACCATCCAGATGTGAAGTTTGCTACATGGCACTTGGAAGAGACTAAATTACGTTCACTTCTTGGTGTTGTTTCCTACTATCTGCAAGATAACGTCACTCGAAAAGATTTGATCCACGAAAAGAATCGCTTGCAAGATGTAGAAAATGCTATTAGACACATTACCAAGAACACAGGATATATGCAGTTTCACCTTCGGGAAGAAGATGGCGCTGATGAACTTGTTGAACAAATCCGTGTTCTTACTCAAGTGTATGGTTGCAAGTATGTCTTCTTCGAACCGATTCAGGATGTTGTGACAGTATCCAGTGATGAAAGCAAAGAGGCACTTCTTGCTGATCTGTCTGTTCGTCTTTCTAAGCTGGCGGCTGATTTGAATGTTGGTATTGTTACTATCGGGCATACGAATGACAATGGTGACTTCAAGTACTGCCGGATGATTGGTCAACGCGCTTCGGTTATCATTGACCTTGAACGTGACAAAGAAGCTAGTGACATGCTAGAACGTAACACTACACGGCTTGTTGTTAAGAAGAACCGCCCATGTGGGCTTGAGGGTAATGCTGGTGAACTTCTCTTTGATGGAGAAACCTTCACCTTGTCAGAAAAGGGAGTTGGTTGGTAATGTCTGATGATCTTGTGGCTTTTGAAGCGTGGCTTGATGGAGAGATGTACCCTAATATGACGCGTAGGGACTTTGTTGAGAGTAACAAGTGTAAAAAAGAAGACCTTGTTTGGGCCTTCTGTTCTGGTTGGTATCAAAGGGGTAAGAAGGAAAATCAGGAATGGAAGGGGGTGTTCAAAAATGAGTAAAGTTATCGTAGAACTTGGTTATGACACTATTGACAGTGTTATAGTCCAAGAACTAGAAAGTCAGATTAAGTACTTCCAAGATGAGATCATCAAACATGCTAAAGGTGGTTGGGTTCATCCAGAAGACCTAGAGACATATATCCTAGACTATGCAGCAATGAAGCGGGTATTGGAGCGATACAAACCATGAAAATTATCGTGCTGGACAGTGAAAGTGATGGTCTGTGGAAAGAGGCGACTAAACTTCATGTTGTTGCTTGGACGGAAGATGGGGAAACCTATCACCATACCAACAACTACGAAGATGTGAAGTCTCTGTTGTTGGAAGAAGGAACCCGGATTGTTGCCCATAATTCTGTCCGGCACGATCTTCCGACCTTCAAAAAAATCCTTGGGCTTAACCTGACCCATACCAAGTTCATTGATAGTTTGGCCTTGTCTTGGTATATCAACTATGAACGCTCTGCACACGGTCTGGAAGGCTATGGTATTGAATACGGTGTACCAAAGCCAAAGGTAGAAGACTGGTCTAGTCTGACCTATGAAGAGTATGCACACCGTTGTGTTGAAGACGTAAAGATTAACTGGCGTCTCTGGAAAGACCTAGAGACTAAGTTGATTAAACTCTATGGCTCTTGGGAAGAGGCTGAACGTATTGTAGACTATCTTGGGTTCAAGATGGATTGCGCTAGGGAAGCAGAAGAGGTTGGGGTACGTCTTGATGTAGAACGCGCACAACGCAACTTTGATGAACTTGAACGTCTCCAACAAGAGAAGTTTGAGGAACTTGTCAAGGCTATGCCAAAACAACCAGTCTACAAGACCTTCAAGAAGCCTGCTACCAAACTCAAGAAGGACGGTTCCTACACTGAGGCTTGGAAGAAATGGCTTAACATTCTATTCCAGAATGAACTCACCTCTGACTATGAGGGGGATGAAGTGGAAATGATCGTTGATTGGGAAGACGCCAATCCCAACAGCGATGCTCAGGTTAAGGCATGGCTCTACAAACTTGGGTGGGAACCCCAGACATGGAAATACGATAAGAACAAAAAGACTGGAGAAGAGAAGCGTATCGCCCAAGTCCGTTACCCTGCAACCCACCCGGAAGGTGGCCAACTGTGTGAAAGTGTCCTTAAACTTAAAGAGGAAGCCCCCGGAGTAGAAATTCTAGAGGGTTTGACTGTTATCCGTCACCGTAAGGGGTTCTTTAAGGCACTTTTGGATAGTCAGAAAGATGGTTGGCTTACTGCTTCTGTGGCTGGTCTTACTAATACCTTCCGCTTCAAACATGCTAAACCTTTGGCTAATATTCCCAAAGTGGATAAGCCTTGGGGTGCAGAGATTAGGGGTTGTTTGATTGCACCTGATGGATATGACCTTGTTGGTTCTGACATGGTTTCTCTAGAGGACACAACCAAACGTCACTACATGAAGCCCTATGATCCTAAGTATGTAGAGGAAATGAGCAAAGAAGGTTTTGATCCCCACCTTAACTTGGCAGTGTTTGCTAAAGCTATCACACAAGATGATGCAGACAAACATGCTCGTGGTGAGATTAACCTTAAACCTATTCGTAGCAAGTATAAGGCTGCGAATTATAGCTGCGTCTATGGTGTTGGTGCAGCTAAACTTGCCAGAGAGATTGGTGTATCACCTAAAGAGGCTACCGCCATTATCAAGTCCTATTGGGAACGTAACTTCTCTGTGACTAAAGCAACAGAAAGTTTCAAGGTGAAGTTGGTTGGTAACTCAATGTGGCTACAGAACCCTGTCTCTAAATTCTGGCACAACCTTCGATCTGAAAAGGATCGTTTCTCTACTGCTAACCAATCTACAGGTGTCTACTGTTTTGATACTTGGTTGTTCTACTGCCGACAGGCTAAGATCAAGATTGCTATGCAGTTCCACGACGAAGTTGGTTTCTATACTCCATCGGCCACTTCGGAATATGTTGGTGGTATCCTAAAGGGTGCTATCAAGAAGGCTAACGACAAACTGAAACTGAATGTCTTGTTGGATGTTGATGTGCAAATTGGCAAAAATTATGCTGAAACACACTAAATACAGTTGACAAGACTTGTAACTACAACTATATCAAGCAACCAAAACAACGAAGACAGAATCACCTGTCCCGACAACCCGATAAAGGAACTACGACAATGGCTAAGACCATCTACAAAGAAGTGACCACCGTTGGTCCGATTGAATGGGCTAAGATTTTTGAAGGCAACCGTGAAATGACGGGTTACGAAGGTGTTTACGAAGAGTGTGAAGGTGCCTACACTGTCAACCAAATCTTGACCAAAGACGAATTTGAGAAACTCAAGAAAGCTGGTTCTCAGAAGCGTCCCAACCAAAAGCGTATCATGGACGGTGAACTGGTAGTCAAGTTTGAACGCAAGCATCTGGTTAAGACTAAGGCTGGTGATGTTCTTGCTCAAGCAGGTGGCGCACCTAAAGTCCTTGGCCCTGATGGTAAGACTTGGGACGTTGAAGCTGATGGCCTGATTGGTAATGGTTCTATGGCTGAAATCACTAACCTGATTACGACCTTCCCCGGTCAGGATGGTAAACTTATCTCTCGTACTTCCTTGACGAAGATTAAGATTACTGAACTTGTCCAGTATGTCCGTAACGACCAAGACGAGGCTGCATAATATGAACCTTATGTTCTCTATGACTGTCTACGATGATAGCAGTGAAGTTACTAAGAACGTAGATGTTCATGGCAACAATGTTGAGTATCTGGGTGATGCACTAGAACTCTTCTTGTCATTCCTTCAAGGGTGTGGCTACACCTATGTGAAGCAAATTGTGGCTATTGATGATAATGGTCGAGAAAAGGCAACGGTACTTTGACAAAGATTAACGCACGACTGATTGGCCTTACCCAACCAACTATCGAAGCGCGTATCCCTAACTCGGAGGCTCTAGTTGCATATTGCGCTAGAGTCTCCAACCCTTCCAACCAAGACAACTTTGATACGGCAGAGAAACTTCTTAACTACTGTATCAAGAACAAACATTGGTCAGTATTCGAGATGGTCAATGCTGTTGTTGAGGTAGAAGCCCCACGGGATATTACTCGACAGTTGTTGCGGCACCGCTCGTTTAGTTTCCAAGAGTTTAGTCAACGATACTCTGATGAAATCGAGTTTACTGAACGTGAGTTTCGTAGGCAAGATGATAAGAACCGACAGAACAGTGTTGATGACCTAAGTGAAGAAGATCAAGAGGCAGTCCTTTACGATGTGAAACATCTTAAACTGCTTGCGGATGATAACTACCGTTGGATGAGGGGTATTGGGGTAGCCAAAGAGTGTGCTAGGGTAATCCTGCCCGAAGGGCTGACTATGAGCCGCTTGTATGTCAATGGCACTCTTCGTAGTTGGCTGCACTATCTTGAGGTTCGTGATGATCCCGGTGTTACCCAATGGGAGCATGTTGTGATGGCCCGTAAGATTAAAGAGGTGCTTGTCCCCGCCTTCCCAACCATCTTTAACTTGACAGGTAATCAGTGACTAAGTTAATCCTCATTGATGCCGATCCCCTTGCTTACAGAGCAGTCTTCTCAAGTGAAGGTAAGACTATCAAGGGTGTTTGTGATAAGGTCGATGAACTTTACAAAAACATCTTTGAGGCTGTTCAAGAACGGTATGGCAACAACTTCACATATCAATCTTTCCTGACGGGGGCTAACAACTTCCGTCACGAAGTTGCTAAAGACTACAAGGCACAACGACCAAAGGAAAAGCCTGTGCTTCTGAACTTTGCTCGTAATTACATCCTAGAGAACTTCAACACAACTCTAACTGATGGAGAAGAGGCAGATGATGCAATTGCAATTCTAGCTTCTAGTAACTTTCAGAAATCGGTGATGGTGTCTATTGACAAAGACTTCCGACAGGTTCCGGGGTTGTTATATAATCCCAACAAAAAGACTTGGGAAGACATCAGTGAGTTTGATGGGTTGTTGTTCTTCTACACTCAGTTGTTGACAGGTGACAGGGTTGACAACATTCCGGGTGTCTTTAAGATTGGTCCTCATAAGGCATCTAAAATGCTTGAGGGGGCTACTACAGAACAAGAACTCTGGAAGCGTTGTCTAGAGGCTTATGAAGGGGACTATGACCGTGCAGTAATGAATGGGAGATTGCTTTGGCTAAGGCGACACGAAAATCAAATCTGGGAACCACCTAAATGAAATATGAAATTGGTGTTAGACGTGTAGAGATTGAGTTTCTTGGTAAAATTGACAAATACCTGAACCTTGAACTGTATGTTGATGGGGAGTTTGCTGATACAGCGGTTTTTGATAAAGACGACCTCCTATGGCTACTAGACCAAAAAGAATAGCCGCCAAAAAGTTAGGTTTCCGTTCTGGTCTTGAGGTCAAGATAGCTGAACAACTCAAGAGTGCTGGTGTTGAAGTTGAGTATGAAACAACAAAAATCAAGTATGTTGTTCCTGAAAGCCTTCACACCTACACTGTTGACTTTGTGCTTCCTAATGGTGTAATGGTGGAGACGAAGGGACGCTTCCTGTTATCTGATAGAAAGAAACACCTTCTTATCCAGAAACAACACCCTGACCTTGACATTAGGTTTGTCTTCTCTAACTCTAAGACTAAGATTAGCAAAGGTTCCAAAACGAGTTATGCGGATTGGTGCCTTAAGAACAACTTCAAATTTGCTGATAAAGAGGTTCCCGCAGAATGGCTAGGATTGTAAACGTACTTCGGGGTCCGTTCCACTCTTCTGAGGTGCCTGATTGGGATCACGAAGAAGATGGTTTTGGGCTTCCCTACAATGAGGGTTATGTGTTGACTGTGACCCTTCAAGATGAACGTGGTATCTTGGAAGAAGAAGATTTGATCTTTGAGGGCTTCCACGATGCAATGGAAATTGTAGACCACTTCACCAACCAAATTATCCCTTATACTTGGGAGGAAACTTTTTGAGTAAAACAGCAATTGTCTGGTCATGTGGACACGCTGATCCGGGTGCTTCCAATGAACGCTTCAATTGGTTGGGTGACCTGATCGAAGACATTAAACCTGACTACTGCATTGACCTTGGGGATGGTGCAGATATGCGAAGCCTCAACAGTTACGATACACGCTATCCACAAGCCATTGTAAGCCAATCCTATCAGGCTGATGTTGATGCTTACAACGATTCACAAGATCGACTGTGGGGACGTTATCGTATCAGTAAGAAGAAACGACCTTATCGTATCGGTTTTGAAGGCAATCATGAGAATCGTCTTAAAAAAGCCCTTGCATTGGACCCACGACTTGAGGGTGATCGTTATGGTATCTCCTTTAGCCATCTACAAACAGATCATTGGTTTGACGAGTACCACGGTTATGAAAATGGTGGTCCAGCTATAGCTGACTTTGATGGCGTTTCTTATGCACATTATTTCAGCAGTGGTAACTTTGGGTCGGCTATGTCAGGTTTGCACCATGCACACTCCCTGTTACAACTAAGGAACCACAGTAGCACCTGTGGGCATAGTCATAAACGATCTATGTATTTTAAAGATGACGCACACCCTTATGGTATTATGGGACTTGTTGTTGGTTGTTACAAAGGTAAAGAAGAGGGCTGGGCCGGACAATCACAGAGGGGTTGGTGGAAAGGTGTGGTAATTAAACGGGAAATTGAAAATGGCGTCTATGAACCAGAATTTGTCAGCTTTAACAGACTCCAGAAAGCTTATGGATGAGTTAAAAGAATACCTTGACTATGATCCAGAAACTGGTAAATTTGTTTGGGTAAAGAACTATCACATGCACAAGGTTGGTGACAGTCCTAAACCGTCCCATAGTGAAGGTTACTATAGGGTGCAGTTTAAAGGTGTGAGGTTGTTCTTACACAAAGTTGCTTTCTACTGGATTTATGGGTATGTGCCTGAAACAGTTGACCATATAAATCTTGATACATCTGACAACAGACGTATTAACTTAAGATCGGCTACAAAACAACAAAACGCTTGTAACAAAAGTAGTAGAGGTGTTTCAAAATACCGTGGAGTGCTTTGGTTCAAAAACAGTCAGAAGTGGGGTGCTTGCTGCGCGTCTTTTGGCAAAAAGTATTATTTAGGGTTGTTTGAATCAGAAAATGCTGCTGCTTTGGCTTACAATAAGAAAGCAACAGAGCTGCACGGTGAGTTTGCCAGACTGAATGTTGTTGTTGAACCATGAGCAATAAGGAGTAAACATGGTCAAGGACGTTAGGATTTTAGGTTATAGGGTCTACGTTGTTGATAGTGACTACTTGTCCTATAACTCAGAAGAACGTGCTATTGCAGCGGCAGAAATGTTTGCAACAGCTAGTAGGAACACTAGAGTGAAAGTGGTAATGGAAGTAGAAATTTGGAACAGTGGTGAAAATGGGGAAGCGTGATAATGATAAGTTTGAACGAAAGCCTCGTGACAAGTACTACACGATTGATCCGGCAGCAACCAATGCACTTGTAGATCACCTACGTCTACCAACAGCTTTTATTGAACCTTGTGCTGGTGCAGGAAGTCTGGTAGAACTGATTTGTAAGCATCATGGTATCTCTTGTGTTGGGGCCAATGACATTGAACCTTCTGCTAGTTGGGTTGTAGAGTATAACTGTCTTGACTTAGAGAAGGGTGATATGCTAGTTGGGGCTGACTGCTTCATCACTAACCCACCCTTCTCTTGGGATATGCTAAAACCTATCCTAGATCACCTACCAACCCTACTGCCTACTTGGTTGTTGTTACCCGCTGACTATATGCACAATGTCCGTATGGGTCCATACATGGCTAAGTGTGAGAAGGTTGTCAGTGTAGGGCGTCTATACTGGGAAAACAACAAGAAGAAGGGTGTTGACAATTATGCTTTCTACCTCTTCGTGAACGATAAAGTTGAGACTACTTTCTATGGAAGAAAACAGTGACTAAAGAACAAATCCTGAAACTCATTGAAGACCGTGGGTTCACTAGCATCCTCAAAGATCACGACCTGACCTTGTGGAAAACACTTGAAATACTGGATGACCTCGGCTACATCTTTCTTGAACGATATGAGGAAACTTACTGATGGCTAACAACAACGCTGCTGCTTTTCCCTTTGCAACCGTACTTGGTTTGATCTTCATCACACTTAAGTTGACAGGTTTCATTACTTGGTCTTGGTTGTGGGTTCTGTCGCCTTTCTGGATTCCAATTACCATTGTGGTTGCACTCTTTACGCTTGCGTGGGCTTTGGGGAAATTCTAAATGGCTAAGTGGTCTATGCAAGAGGAAAGCACCATGATTAATGAGACTGATATTGACGCACTCTCTTGGACCAGTGACTTCGATTGGTTCCAGAATGAATGTCAGAAAACGGCTATCTATCCTAAACAACAAGGTCTAGCCTATACTGCTTTGGGTCTTGCTTCTGAGGCAGGGGAATATGCTGGTAAGATCAAGAAAGGTATCCGTGATGGCACCTTTGATGATGTAGCGGCTGCTGCTGAACTTGGTGATTGCCTTTGGTATATTGCCACTTCTGCACATGAACTTGGCTACACGCTAGATGAAATTGCTCATGGGGTTGTTAAGAAACTTCGTGACCGCCAACAACGAAATGTCCTTAAAGGTTCTGGAGATTATCGTTGATGAATGACCTATCTTGGTTCCTTTACTTTGCAGATGTAGTTGGAAATCTACAAAAGACCTTTGTTTTGTGTGCTTTTCTGACAGGGGTTCCTGCAGTAATCTTGGGTGTGATGTGGTTTTCAACATGTGATGGTTACGAAGAAAAACTAAACGCTGCTGTACAAAAGTTGCTTAAGATTACAGCACCGATTGCTATTATTAGTATGTTGGTAGCACCCTTGATCCCAAGCAAAGAAACTATCTATATGATCGCAGGGTCACAAGCAGGTGAGTTTGTTGTGAACACCCCAGAGGGTAAAGAAATTCTTGGTGACATTAAAGAAGTTATCAAGCACCAACTAGAAGAACTTAAGGGAAAGAAAGAGAATAATGAATAACTACCTGCCAACCGATTATCAAGCCTTCATCCATACTTCTCGTTATGCACGTTGGTTGGATGATAAGAACCGTCGAGAAACTTGGGCTGAAACTGTTGGACGCTATATCTCTAATGTGGTTGTTCCTAAGACCCGCGATGAGATTGTTGTTGACGATATTGAACAGGCAATCTTGAACCTTGAAATCATGCCCTCAATGCGGGCTGTAATGACTGCTGGTCCTGCACTGGAACGTGACAATACTGCTGGTTACAACTGTTCCTATCTGCCTGTAGATGATCCCAAGTCCTTTGACGAGGCTATGTTCATCCTACTCTGTGGTACTGGTGTAGGCTTCTCTGTTGAACGTCAGTATGTCTCTAAACTTCCCGATGTTCCTGACCAGATGTTCAAGAGTGATACCTTGATTGTTGTTAAGGATAGCAAGGAAGGTTGGGCTAAGTCTCTGCGTCAACTTATTAGCCTTCTGTATGCTGGTGAAATCCCTCAGTGGGACATCTCTAAAGTACGCCCTGCTGGTGCTAAACTGAAAACATTTGGTGGTCGTGCCTCTGGTCCTGCACCTCTTGTGGAACTGTTTACTTTTGTGATTAACACCTTCGTTAATGCTAAGGGCCGTAAGCTGTCTTCCATCGAATGTCACGACATTATGTGTAAGATTGGTGAAGTTGTTGTTGTTGGTGGTGTACGCCGATCTGCAATGATTTCTCTGTCTAACCTGTCTGATGATCGTATGCGTCATGCTAAGAGTGGTCAGTGGTGGGAGAAGAACGGTCAACGCTCTCTGGCTAACAACAGCGTGTCCTATACTGAGAAGCCTGACATGGAAACCTTCATGCGGGAATGGCTGTCTCTGGTAGAGAGTAAGTCTGGTGAACGTGGTATCTTCTCTCGTGTAGCAAGTAAGAGACAAGCTGCCAAGAATGGTCGTCGGGATGCTAATCAAGAGTTTGGCACGAATCCCTGTTCCGAGATTATCCTTCGTCCAAACTCTTTCTGTAATCTAACCGAAGTCGTTGTTCGTGCTACTGATACCCTTGAAGACCTTGAGCGTAAGGTAAAGTTGGCAACTATTCTAGGCACTATCCAATCAACTTACACTCACTTCCCATATCTTCGTAAGATTTGGCAGAAGAACACTGAGGAAGAGCGTTTGCTTGGTGTGTCGTTGACGGGTATCATGGACCACAGGATACTATCTGGTAATCCAGACCTTCCTAATATCTTGGAGCATCTTAAGAATGTCGCTGTTGCTACTAATGCTGAGTGGGCTGATCGTCTTGGTATTCCTGCTAGTGCGGCCATTACTTGTGTCAAACCAAGCGGAACTGTTAGCCAGCTTGTGGATTCCGCTTCTGGTATTCATGCTCGTCACAGCCAGTATTATATCCGCACCGTAAGGGGAGATAACAAAGACCCACTGACGCAGTTTATGAAGGATCAGGGTATTCCTAGTGAGCCTGACGTTATGAAGCCGGATAGCACCACTGTCTTTAGCTTCCCACAGAAGTCTCCCGAAGGTGCTATCACTCGTAATGATATGACAGCCATTGAACAACTAGAGCTTTGGTTGGTATATCAACGTCATTGGTGTGAACATAAGCCTTCTATCACGGTTACTGTTCGTGACCATGAGTGGATGGAAGTTGGTGCTTGGGTCTATAAGTACTTTGACGAAGTATCTGGTGTATCATTTTTGCCACACTCTGACCACAGTTACCAACAAGCGCCCTATCAAGAAGTTACCCAACGGGAGTACGAAGACTTGCTTGCAGTAATGCCACCTAAGATTGACTGGGCTAAACTGAGTGACTATGAAACGGAAGATACTTCCAAAGGGGTTAGCACCTTTGCTTGCTCTGGTGGGTCTTGCGAAATTGTGGACCTTGTGTGATGATCTTTGATACCCTACAGATTATTCTACTCGGTGGCCTAGCCTACCTCACATACCAACAAAACCAGCGTGTAGACGATCTGGAAATGATGGTTGGCTATATCCTTGGCAATCTTGACAGTGAAAGGCAAGAAGATGTTCTATCTGATTACGAAGCCTGATTGCATTTACTGTGATAAGGCTAAAGAACTTCTTAGTGAGAAAGGGGTAGGCTTCACGGCCTATCTCTACACTGACCACTTCATGCTTACTAAACTCATGTTCAAAGCTGGCCTAAAGACTGTTCCACAGATTTGGCATGATGGTGAGTATATCGGTGGTTATGATGATCTAGTAGAATGGTTGGCAAAACATGAACTCTGAACGTACTTCTGGTCGTAACTCACCACCTGAAAAGCCTAAAGGTAAACGCCAATCTCGCTATAAAGGTGCTGAACAAGAAGGGGTAATGAAAACAAAAGTTATCACCCCTTTGAACGATAACCAAGCACTGTACCTAAAGCATCTTGGTTGTTCAGATCAAATCATTGTCTGTGGCTTCTCTGGTACTGGTAAGACATTCCTTGCAGCAACCTATGCAGCAAATATGTTTGCTAATCACGAGATTGATAAGATTATCTTGACCCGACCAAACGTATCTGTTGGTAAAGACTTGGGGTACTTCCCCGGTACACTGGAAGAGAAGTTTGCACCTTGGGCAGCACCTGTACTTGATGTTCTAAATGAGCATCTTGGGAAAGGTACTATAGAGACAGGTATCAAGAACGGCAACATTGAGATGGCACCCCTCTCCACTATGCGGGGACGCTCTTTCAAGAACGCTTTCATCATCCTAGACGAAGCCCAGAACACTTCTGTTGCTGAGATTAAGATGTTCTTGACCCGTATTGGTAAAGACTGTAAGGTTGTTATCAATGGTGACATCAAACAGTCAGATATTGGCAGTCAATCTGGTCTATCAAAGATCATCCATCTTGCTAAGAAGCATAAGCTGCCAGTACCTGTAATTGAGTTTGGTGTTGATGATATTGTCCGTTCCGACATCTGTAGGGACTGGATTATTGCTTTTGAGGCGGAAGGTATCTAATGTCCTACGATGAATACTACTCTCCAATGGAGATTGTGAACAAATACCACGATAAGAAATGGGAAGATATGCCTGTTGCACCTGAACCAACCAAAGATGCTGTAAACAACCCAGATCACTACAATCATGGCAACATCGAATGTATTGAGTATCTGAAAGACAACCTTCCTTTTGAAGCCTATACAGGGTACCTTGAAGGTAACTTTAAGAAGTATCTGCATCGCTGGCGTCACAAAGGGAAGCCTATCGAAGACTTGAAGAAGGCTCGTTGGTATCTGGATCGTCTTATTAAGGAACTCGACTGATGTTCACTCTAATCTTTGCAGTTTGTAATACACTCTCTGGTGAGTGCTATTCTACTACTTCCGGTGTCTTGTATAAAGACAAAACCAGTTGTGAGCAAAATGCACTAGAGATTGTTGAACGAGTTAAAGAAGACCAGAAGCTAGGACTATCACCCCCAGAAGAAGCAATGTACGTTTGCTATAACTGGGGAGAACCTGCCTGACATTTAGACGATAAAAAACCCCCTTCCCGGTTAATTCCGAGAGGGGGGTTTTCTTATGGAATAAGGTAACTTTTGTTGTTAGTGATGACTATCTGGGTCTCGTTTATACAATTCGATAATATCTCGTTTGACTTCTTTAAGGTCAGACTTGATTTCATTCATAATCTCACGGTCTTCTTTACGACGATGATCCCGATCACGAATTTCACTTTGCATCAAAGCAATCTGTTTCTCATTAGTTAGGACACGACGGATAAGCCAAGTGATCCCTGAGAACGCCGCAGCAACTGCACTCCCGACAACATACTCCAGATAATTCATTTCTTAAAAAGCCCTCTGATCCAGTTAGCAATTTCATTAGGGGATGGTAACAACCACCCAAGGACAAGAAGGACGATGATCCACATCGGGGTCTGTTGGATATTCACTTCTTTAACATTTTCTGCAACAACAGGGCTAGTCTGTTGGATAATGTCCCTACCAGCCTCTGTTCGTTGTTGTACGGCTACCGCCTGTTGTGTGTTTTCTTTACCTGCTTGAGTATTCGCCGCGATATTGGGGCCACCACCTGTAAGAAGGCTAAGGGGTCCACCACCACAACCTGTCAAACCAAGCAAAACGATTAGTAGGAAAGCCTTCATTTAGGTAGACCCTTCATACAGAGTGTCACCTTACTGTCAGCCCTACGGTTCTCTAGACCTTTGACAGTCCTACCACCAGCCTTAACCCACTTACCAAGTTCATTACAGGCTTCTTTGTACTTACCTTGGTTAGCCAATTTCATCATGTTAGACTTACAGACAGCACCCGTACCTACATTGTAGGACAGTTCAAGTAGGGAAGCCTGAACACCAATAGGGATGTTTTGGTTGGTCATGCAAACCTGTAGGTCAGCATAGAACTCCATTAGGCCAACCTGTAGCATGGCAACACACTGTTCTTTGGTATAGGTGTCACCCATCTTAACTCCACGGGTTTCACCATAACAAACAGTAGGAACTCCCACAATGTCCTTGTAGGCTTTAGTCTCTACGCCCTCCCATTTAGCAACGAAAGGGGTTGCTGTAGCAATTACTGCCGCTGCAACAACACCAGAGACTTTCTTCTTCAAAGACATTGTGGTAATCCTTTATTCTACTGGGTAAGGGAATCGGTCACGGATTTCCTGCCGCTTGGCTTTCCATTCCGCTTCGGTTGCTTCGCCAGCCTGCCACTTGAAGAACAGTGGGTCGGCTTCTGCAATATAGGCGGCTTGGCGGCGGGCTTCTTGATCGGATTTGGTTGGTGGCAAGACTGGCTGTTCACCCGGAAGTGCCGCGATTTCTTCGTGAGTCATCTCGCGCGAAATCTGTTCGCCTGTGACCACGTTGACTTCATGAACAATCATATCTCACTCCCACATGATGTTGACTTTGCCAGCGTCAAACGTCCCAGACGATAGGTAGATGCTGACACGATCCAGAGTGGCTGAAAGTGTTTTTGACCCAGCCACCTCGACCAAGGCCAAGCCACCTGTGACATTCTGGAAAGCAAGTCCAGAATAAACCCACGAGTTTCCGTCGATGTTCTCTAGCGTATATGAGCCGTACCAAGTACCACTGGCGTTCATACCCTCCGTCATCTGGAAATAAGTCAGCGCGACACCACCACTAACTGCTACGCCATTCTGAATAAACTTCGCAACGCCATAATTGTATCCAGTCGCTTCCAGCCCGCCACTGTCGCCAAGCTGAAGCCAGATGTTCCCCGTCGAGCTTGCGGATACCCCTTCAAGCAGCACAGTGATCTTCTTGGCAGTGGACGGGATGCCAGTGAATGTTACCGCTGACCCAGAAGTTGTAGCAACAGCGGTTCCTCTGGTGAGTGGTGCGGGTACCTGCACATCAATCGCCTGCGCCACCCGCAGCGGCGTCATCACGGTGGTGTTGTCCGTCCCAGCTTCGGCCTGCGCTTGAGACGCCAACGCCCGCTCACCACTCGGCGTGAACGTCCCGGCAGTCTCGTCAATCGTCCCGAGATTGATCCACCCCGAGTTGGCCTCGTTGCGTTTCTTGAGGATATTCGTCGCCGTGTCATACCAAATCATATTAGCATAAGTGGTGGCAGGCGCAGTAGCACTAGAGTTATTTGTTACAATAGCTTGCAAAGCACTATTCAAATCTGACCGAAACGCTGGTGCAGATTGGTTGTCAATGACATAATCATGTGTTGCCATTATCGGGTTCCTTTAGTTATACTGCACCCTTGCAGTAAGTCCAGAGATACTTGGTGAAACACCAACAGCCTCAGATTTTAGCACTACCTGAAATCTAAAAGCGCGACCATAGAAGTCTCCGGCCTTAAAAAGTTGGTATGGTGACCAAGTTGGGGTTCCGGCTGGGTCTTGTTGTGTAATTGAAATATAAGTCAACACATCAGTGTCTGAAAACTGAGTTCCACCAGTGAAGTCATCGAACAAACCCGGAACACTGTCAAACAAACCGGGGATACTGTCAAATAGCGCAGAGGCACTATTGTAACGGTTTACATTAATGTCTACACGAGAACGAACCCTTCTTACGGCACCAGTATCAATATAACCAGTAAAAGTGTATGTTGCAGTAGAGGGTGCGACAGAAGTGTTTGTAATACGCAACTCATTACTTGTGACAGAACATCCAGTCTTGGTCCCAGAGAAAGTTGGGCTTTCAGTATCTGTCAAATTATTGGTAAAAGTTTCAAGAGCAGCAGCTGGGACGACAACCTGAGTACTATTTACAGATGGGTTTCCCAACTTATCATAAGCCCTAATAGCGTACGTCCCCGGTCTTGTGGGGACAGAGGCAGAAGTCCCGGGACGAGAGACTTTTTCTAGTGCTGTTGTTGAGTTTGCAAAGGTAGACCCCGTTTCTTCCAAGGCATGTCGTACAATATAGTATGACAAGTCAAGGTCAGGAACGGGATTCCACTCCCGCAGGAATAACTTTAATAAGGTTAAGGGAACTTTCCGTGGGGCAGAATCTGATTGGCAAGTAGCAGACTATCCTGCTGTAACTGACCCAATCTTCCTT